TGGAAAAAACAGATAGGGTTTTAATTTGACTTTCTTATTAACCTTTTGACCACCTTCGTAGCCAGATAATAAAATATGTGATTTATGTCTTTGAAAAAATGTGTAAAAGTCCATTCTGCTCCTTAAACTTTAAGTGAAAAGTACATACAAATTACAGCCATAATAAAAAACACTGACATAATAATACTCATAAATCATACCCCATATAATTTCTAACAAAACGAAATAGTGATACAAGATCATTGATCTCATAATCACCATAATTAGTCCTTACTTTAACACCTTCGGGTAGAATTGTACATAGGTAAGCTTGTCTATATATGCCTTCGGGTGCTTTTTTTGACATACTTTTGAAAATAAAATCAACCTTTTTACGAAATTTGGCTTGGTTCATGGCGTTCAAATTCCACTTTTTGGCCCAACTTGCATCCATTCCAAATTGCTTTGCTACACCTTTTACAAAAAATTTCTCTGAACCAACAAAAGTCCAACCATCTGGAATATTATGTTCAATAAAACCTTGCTTTGCAATGTCACCAGCTTCACGATCCTCGTAAATTTCCTCGTAAATTTCCCAATCCCAACCAGTGTAATCGGTATTTACCAATGCCATCATAAAACCAGATTTCAATCCACGGGCATCACCACCAATTAACATTTGTTTATGAGAATATTTTGCTCTACTAATATTGGTAGGCATTGAACACGAATTTTCCAAATTCTTATTGGAATTATATACACCCACATAAATGAGTTCTTTTTCCCAGTGCTTGTAAATTACCAATTGCTGCTTCATCATATTATCTCCTTGTTGAATATGGTTTATTATAATCAATTTTTAAGAAAATGTACACAGCCTATGGTAATTTTCCGATATAATATTCTTTAAAAATGTGATCTTTATTTTTAAACCAACAATATTTTGGATCAAGAGCATGTCCTAAAGCAAAAGCTTTAGCGTCATTTAATGAATTAAATGAATTATCTTTTATATTTGCCACATTCATTGTATAATACTGATCAAGAGACCAATCTTCACATGCATGAATTTCATTCCAAGAAAATGAATACCATGGTTTTTTATAGACAGTAAAGGTGTTTGTGGCTACACTATTTTATATGAATTTCGTGGCCACCTTGGCCTCTTTAAATAATGTTGAAGTTTTTTCATATGATTTCACCCATCTTTCTGGAGTATTCTCTGTTAATTTATTCATAACAACCATGGAAATACCGCTCTGGATTACACCTAACGCGCAGTTAGAACATGTTGGTAATCCGTGCACATATAATGTGGCACCCTTTAAACTCACGCCAGTTAGAGAAGCGTTGTAAATACAATTCATTTCGGCGTGAACAACAAGAGCATATTTGATTTCTCTGTCATTGAGTCGTTCTTCGATATCTTCAATGCCTTTTGGAAATCCGTTATAACCGGTAGAGAGAATACGGCGATCCTCTCCAACTGTTACGGCTCCGATTTTGGTTGATGGATCTTTAGACCACTGTGAAACATGTTCAGCCAAATCTAAAAATCTACGATCCCATTTATTCTCGGGCACTGGCTGTTTCCTTTTCAAAATCATGTTCTTTGCCAAGGAGATACTTTGTATTTTTACTTTCGGCAATATCACCTTCTTTAAGTTTGGTTGTGGCTTTGAGAGCGGTGGTTCGAACTCGATAACCATCCGGAAATCTTTTACCTTTATCTTCATAGATATAACCAATCAAGAAGGATGGTAAATCATCACCACCAATGATTTCAGACCATCTTTCTAAACGTGCATCATATTCATCTGTCATCGAAATATTTCTCCATTAATTTAAAGTGACGTTCATAGATATGGAATGATTGTGCCTGCCAATAGATATTACCTTTTGGTAAATCCAGATCAATTGACATCATATCAAGAACATGATCATGCCAAGCCAAATCATTCTTATATCCAAACACTGCATCGTTACTTCGCATCTGAACCACACAATGCACTTCCTGGTTTCGGATAAGAAATGATACTGCATTAGTACAGATAAAATCAGATTTCCCACCTTCTTTATATTCTTCCCATATAGATGGTCGATTATAAATCATAAGTGCGCGGCGAGAGTCTTGATTGATCTGCAATTCATACAACGCATTTGCATACTGATCAAAATAAATTGGTGAAAAAATCAATTTACCATAATTGGAATTGATATTACCATATTGATCTGCAGTAGATACCCACGCAGCGGGTGCTGCTTTATTTTCGTCAACATAGATATCATTGATATTCGTTGATAGCGAATGATACCAATCAATTTCAGCATCTACATATTCCCGATTTACTTCGCCGAACACACTAAATTCATCTGCAATAAACGATGCACCCACGATTTCAATGGTTTTTTGTCCAGTTTTATCTACAACAAATTCATTATCCTGATATTTGCTATAAAGCTCAAGCCTAATATTACTTACATTTTTTTCCATTAGTTCCTCTCTTTCTATTAAGCGGTGTTGACCATGATAGTTGCCACAGGTCCATTTTAATGAGCCTCAGAACTCAAATCAACATCTTTCGGGTGTTCCATTACTCGATCTTGCCAACCATTTTGTAGTAGCGGTTTTCGGTTGAACATATCTGCATCAGTGTCTTGCCCATCGATTTCACCACGTAACCATGACACTGCAAATGAAGCATAATTGATTAAGTCTTTATAACTATCCTCAAGACTTTCGAAATGTGCAGAATCACCTGCCTCAAGCAAAGAGTCAATACGAAGTTTTTTGGCATTCACAACATCGTGAATTGAATTGATACCTCGTGGGTAATACATTGCCTGTTTTACAGAAGAGTTGGGATTTTGATAATCCCTTCCCTTTTTAATCTGCAATTCAATACATTCCTTTAGAATTTTTACTGATTCATTTTCTGATTTCATGTTTGTAATCCTATTATGCGCCACGGGTAACTACTTCTTTATAACCCAATCAACATTCATGACAGGCGGTTTTGATATCATTTTACGTTCATAGAGTGCAAAAGTAGCAAGCGACTGTTTGCCCTGCATTGTAGCTACGTGAGTGTTAATTATATCCATATCATCTGAAGAGATCGTTTGGATATTATTTGTATCTGATACAACCATATATTTAGGCAATTCTTTTTTTGACATATCTTCTTGCTCCATTTTTTTGAAATTTCCTATCCAGTAATTGCCAGATAGCTTTGGGTTTTTATCATTTCTAATGCGTATATTATAATTGCCGCGGTGGTTCAGAAATATATCTCGGACTTCTAAAATGTCACCATAGCTAATATTTGCATATTCATTGGTAAGACATTTTACAAAATTTCCTTTGCGTATGTTTTTATCATCCATTTTTAAACTCCCGCCAACTTAAGGCCATCTTCAGTAAGATGATATTCTTTTGATGGACGACCACGTTCTGATGTTCTAATTTCAACAGTTTTCAGATAACCCAAGCCTATCAATTTTCGTTTATGATAATAGGAAAGATTACCTAAATTTTCGAGTGAGGACTTAATCCAATCCGGATTAAGTGTTTTTGCTTTGTTCATGATATTTTCCTTTCAACTCATTATACACTATTTAGATTAAAATTTACACACATAAACACCAAAACTGGCCCAAGATGTCACTTTCCAGAGAACATAATTTACCACTAGTGTTTGATTATTGCCAATTTCTATATCAGAATTCAGAGTATCGTGATAAAGCCATTTAGGATAAAATTCAATAGCGATGTTATTGCTTTGAAATTCGAGAATTGTGTGAATAGTTTTGCCTTCGATCATTCTAACTTTGCCATCCAAATTCAATTCAGAATATTGAAAGAAATTTCGAGTGTGATCTTCCCTAATAACACTGGCTTCCGAATTCTTTTCTTCAATAAGATCACGAAGATACATCATTGTAGAAGCGAGTTTCGAAAGATAACTCTTTACACCATCTTTATTATCGGAACGAACTTCTACGATATCAGCAGCAAGCAGAGCGTACATTTTCTTCCAATCAGAAATTGTTACCGCTACAGTTTCGTCTCGAATATCTTTATAGAAATCTGAAACTGCACTGAACCAGTAAATAGTCTCATCAGTTAGTTTGCCATCAAAACGATTGTCCTTCAGGTCATGTAGACTTACACATTTTTTCATTTTATTTTTCCTTTCGCTTTTAAATATCCAATTACAATTAATATCATATTTGTAAGGCTCTCCGTCAAATTCAATAAATACATTAATATTATCTACTTCTACAACTTTGTAATAAGTGTCCCAAGAGCCATACTCATTCGCTGCATTGATATTCCCGCCCCTTTTAATCCAATCACCTACTTTAATATGTCTCATATTTTCTCCATGTTGTTAAAAAACCATTTACGTGCTTGATTAGAGGCTTCTTTACCAACCATTTTAGCATCTAATCCATTTTCTGTAATAGTGTCAATTTCCTCAGCGAAAATATCTGACGTTATCCATTTAACATAAGGTCCTGTGGATTTGGGTGTATGTTCGAGTCCCATTTCAGTAAGGTATTCAAATCCTTGACGAAGGCGATTTACAGTGAGAACACTATCAACAAATTCAGACACTTTAGCAATTTTCTCCACGTCAACTGCTGCAAGTGTTTTCACTTTAGAGGTTGAATGTTTTTCACCCTTAACTTTGAACCTAATCACACTGTCTTCACGGATATAATGTGACCATACAACTCCCTCACCAACACCAGAAATATTGAAGATCTTGCCAATAGGACATTCGCGCTCAACTTCTTCAGTGATTTCGATCAATTCGTTCTGTGCCAATCGCGGGTTTTCAAAATCTACACTGATCGAATAAGACCACATAGCTCTCAAATCATATACGTCTTTCATAGCCAGATCATTAATCCAAGAGGTATCAGCGTAATTTATTAAAATACCACTAACACGATCTGATACTTTACATTCAAAAACGAAAAACGATTTCTCATTAATTTCAGAAATTGCTACTCCTTTTTGAATAGCAGGACCAGCCCATTCTCCGTAAACAATAATTTTAGTATCAGTAACTATACCATTTTTAATAGCAAATTCTTCAAACCCTGATTTAATAGCTTCACGATTAGCATGAGTCCATGCAGCAAAAGCAGCATTATCACTTTCAATAGAAAGAACACGATTTCGTGATTGTGCTACCAATTCCTTAGTTTTAGTATCATACACCCACGAGGAATTTGTTCCATGCAATTTAATAGAACCCTGAAACCTGAGTGTAGGTTGTTCCCACGTGTGTGGTTGTTCTTCTATTAAATTACCATCTTCATCTCGAAGACCATACTTATGGAGCATGTGGTCTCGAACACTTCGAATGATTTCTCGAAATTGCTGAATTTTTTGAAATTTAATCATATATATCTCCAATAATTAATATCGTACTGGCTGTATTTCAGGATGCTCATTTTTAAAAATTTCTAACCCTGCTTTAAGAGCTTCATCAGTAACTATGATTTCTCGAATTTTTAAAATATCAGTAAATTCTGCCTCTGTAAGTTGACCATTTAGTATAGCTTCATATAAATCATTACATGTTAATGTATTTTCAATCACTAACATCCTAAATTTTACAAAAGTTTCGTGCATTTAATATCTCCATTTTATAGATTATAATCAAATAACGGAGGTTTGTACACTGAAAAAGTGAGCCGGGGCTCACTTTCTTTTCAATTTACGAGTGGGGAATTGGTTGAAGAGTTTTCCATATTTGGATTGATTAACAATCATCTGAGTTTTCCAAATTTCCGTGGTTCCATCTTCTTTAACAACCGTCAGAAAGGAGTAACCCCATACATGATTTCCTTCGAGTTCTGCGGAAACTGTTTCACCAATTTTATGATTAAGTTTTCCAACAAAGGCATCATATTGTGCTGCAGCATCTTTTTTGAAGTTTTCAGTAAATCTGAGAACTTTTTCTGCATCGATTTCATAGAGGTTATTGCTAGGATTTCTGCAATCATGTTTACCAATTACACTACAGAGAGATTTATATGTTGAACGTTTTTGCTCTTTTGCGCGATATTCAAATGTACCATCAGTCCAAGAATTTCCTTTAGGAGCAGCAACGTTGAGATCGCCTTCATGATCTGCAATGTCCTGAGTAATTTTCTGAATGAATGTTGCGGCCTCTTCTTCGGCGCGGTGGATTGCGGACTCTTTAAGGGGAAGAACTACTTTTTCAATATGATTCATAATGTTTCTCCATTGTTTTGATTATGATACATTATAGTCAATATTTCAATCAATGTACACTGTTATTTTCAATTAATTAGTCAAGACGACTTTCTTTCCAGCAGTCTTTAACACCATGTTTTTGCAGAACTTTGACAAAAGCATCAGCAGCACATTCTTTGCGCTCGATGCTTTGGCTCATAGTGACACTACCCATTGATATATACCATCCTCCATACGTTCCAGGACGACCTATTTTATTTTGTTTACAATATTTGATGAGAGGACCACGAGCAGGTTTAATGTTTACCCAGGCAAATCCACACAATCCTTCAGAAACATATTCTTCTGTACCTGGGACCATACCAGAGCCAAATAAACCAGTAGCTTGCCCAACAATCATTGGGTGAGGAATTGCTGTTTCTGCAGCTTCGCGAGCTGCGGCAAATGCTTCGTCAATAATTTCTTTAGACATATGTTTCTCCATTAATTGATTATGATACATTATAATCAATTAATGGAGTTTTGTACACTGTTATTTTAAGAATATTGAGCTATAATGAATTCCTTTACAAAATCAGATCGAACAATATCACTAGCATCCATCTCAATAAAGCCAACCGAATCCATTTTTTCCAGAATATCCATTACCTTACGAGCACCAGATGTCTCATTAAATCTGTCAGATGTGAGATCATCCTGTCCAGTGTCACCTAAAATAATCATCTTACAATTTTTACCAAATCTGGTAATCATGGTAGAGATTTCGCCGAAATCCATATTTTGAAATTCGTCTATAAGTATTATAGCATTATTGAATGTTGTGCCTCTGGCGAATGATGTAGACATGAATTCAATCATATCCTTCTGTTTAAGAATACCATACGCATCCCCGCGATCGTATAATTCACTTACTAATGCAGCATAGGGAATTTCGAACATACTCATTTTCTCTTCTGGCCTCCCTGGAAGAAAACCTATATCGCGCGTAGAAACTGACGATCTCACTACAAAAACTTTATCATATTGATCGGATATTTCCAATTCTGATAGAGCCATATACAGAGCAATAAATGTTTTACCAGTTCCAGGATATCCATGTGCTATCGTCAAATCGTTATCTTCAAACGATTCCATAATAAATCTTTGATTATCTGTTTTTGGTTCTATTAATTTGATCTGCATTTTCGAACTAACTTTGTTAGCCCTTTGTAATTTACGTTTTTGTTTCCTCTGAAGGCGATTTAATGTTTTAGTTTCCATTGGATAAAGTTCCTTGTATTCACTTTATCATAGCAAAAATTATTAAACTTCAATAGTGCTTCTGGGATTTGATTTTTTCATTGCGCGTAGCATATCTTTAAATCCATCATCTACTTTAATTCCACCTACCCCTGATACAATATTACTTAGTGTAAGTTTCTGGGTTTTACTGGGATTATTCGATAAATATTCCTTCCTTTGATTGTTGGACATGATAGAAGTTTCTTCTTCACCGGTCTCATTATCTATAAAGGTATATATTGGCATCAATTATCTTTCGCAAATGTTTTGAACTTTTGTAAATCTTTTGTCTTTCGATTTCCTTTACGTTTCAATTCTCGATTTTTACGATTTTGCTTCTCGTTATAATCGTCGTCTGACAGTTTACTAAATTTTTTAGACATTTTCTTCCTGTAGTAATAGCTCTGGGAGAGCTTCTTGACAAAATTTATTAGTTAGTGTTTTGAATGGCAAGCGTTTATTTTTGATGCCAATAAGTAATTGCGCATCATCTTTAGACACTTGGTTCAACATCGCCATGAAAATCACTTCTTTCTGGGTTTTCTTCACAGGAGATCCAACACAAAGATTTTTGATCTCACCTTTGTTAATAAGTCTATACAACGGCCCATGATCTTTGTGATCAGCGGGTGTCCAGAGAGATTCGGGAACATCACCCTCAGGGAGTTCAAACACAATTTTAGGGTGATAAGTCCATTGAATAACTTTCGCTATGGCACCGTTTACCATGCATAATAGTCTCAATTGTGTGATACGCTCTGTTTTGTCTTTGATATCATCCACTTCAGATAGTACATTCGCGATAGTTCTCTTATTATATTTAATCATTTAAAATCTCTTATCTTTTCCATAAATTGCAATAGTCCTTTGTCCATAAAATATTTGTTAAGAGAATTTTTCTCTTTGTCACTTTCATTTTCAAATTCTTTTAGTATCTCTTGTATATATTTATTAGGAATGTATCTTAGATCGATACATTTTTTATTCCTTCTGTAGGCTTCTTTTTTATCATCGGTATCAAGAATTTCAGTTAAGAAATTTTCATTGTGCCATTTATCTAGTTTTTTCTTCCCTATTGGCACTTGACGCTTGCCCTCGGTGACGAATGTATCACCATCTGATAGAACATTCGGCACCCCATCACCAGAATCACCACTTAGAATGTGATCATAGAGATATCGTTTTGGATTATTATGAGTTACAAAATGAGATGCTATGTTATTCCACTGGACGAGTTTATCTGAATATTTATGAAGCTGAATAAAATCCTTATCGCTTGATACAATCACATGCTCATCCTTCACTTGGTTGAAGAATAATGTAGCAATTACATCATCACCCTCAATTTTATTCAGGTGAATAAGAGGATATTGAAATGTTGATTTAATTTCCTCTTTGATGATTTCCATTGATTGATATGTGGTCTTCCAATCGATAGGAGATTTTGCCCTATCAGATTGTCTCTTAGCTTTGTAATATGGAAATACATCCTTTCGCCATGAATTTTTACCATCACAACAAAGAACCATATCACCATATTGTTTTCTAAATTTCACATTCACAGCACGTAATGAGTTCAATATATAATATCTCAATATATCAATCTCTACGGTTGTGGCGCCTTTTTCAATTACAACAAAGAAACATGCAGTTGCAATTTGGCTATAATCAACCAATATCAAATTTTAATCCTCTTCAAATAATATTTCAAATTGATCCATATCTTTATCAGGGAATATATCCTCTGCGAAAATATGGAAATCATTATCTAATCCATGATACCTATCTAGAATGGATCGAATGGATTGATGTAATAACATAAAATCCTTTTTATTCACTCTATCAGGATTTGAAGTTTCTACAATACCTACACCTGAAATTAGGTTCGTTACATTTTCATAAACAAAATCTGCAGTATCACTATTAAATGAATCTTTGATATCATTTAATTTAGCATTTGCCTCAACATGAGTGATAAATTCTGTTTTATCATTGTTCTTATTCGATGTGAATGTTAATACGTTTGTCATACCTCTCCTATTTGATCGCTGTTAATAGTACTACATTACTATTTATACGATTGGATGGCTCAATGAAGTTTGTATTTACCATATCGAACACCTTACGTTTGCCTAGTTTGGTGCTCTTGAGCACAACTTCCAAACATTCTTTGGCTTTTCGTCCGACCTTTTTAGCAACTGATTGTGTTTCATCGAAGTTGGTAATAGCAGTTCGATTGATTGAGAGGGTTTTACCATCCTCAGCTACATAGCGTGTGAGGGTGCCATATTTAGTATTGTATGTATATAGCTCATTTGCTGTGAGAATGTTCCCTGGTTCGATACTCTGAAGTTGCAAATCGCTATCGGCAACTTGATATTTAAGATGTTTCAAAACATCTATTGCACTTTTTTGCTTTAGTGCTCGAGGTTTACGCTGCTTGTTTTTATTATCGGCATAACGCTCTACACTATCAAAGAGTGACTGAAGAAATTCAACCATTTTTCTGAGATGACGAGGACGATAATTTGAATATGCTTCTACAATTTCGGCATTTTTCTTGTTCACCGCTTGAGAAATTTCGTCAAATACTGGCTTATAATATTCAATTATTTGAGTGCAATATGTTTTTGGAATTTCGTTTTTGATAAGATAATCATACACTGAGAATTCTTCATCAAGAATTCTATCAAATGCTACTTCCAAATCACCAATTGCGATATCACCCTTTGTCTCTTTGACCATATTGCCAAGAACATGAGGAGCTTCTGCAATAGGCACAGGTGCATTTTTCAGCACCTGCACATATTCATTAATCTTCTTTAGATATTTGTCTGGGAGTGAACCACCATTCATGATGGAATTCATAAGAAAGCAAACCGTACGATTTGGGAATTTGATATCCAATTTTACGTAATGTCTCCAAACTGGTTTATCATGCTCTTTAAGATAAGCAGTGAGATAACCCTGTGTGTCCTTCACATTGGACATATAATTATACCAATTGAAAACATTGATCATTTCCATATCGGTCATATTTTCGTTGGTCATTGGCTCTTCGCCCATATATTTTCTATCCAACATGCCTTGTTGCATTTTGGAAGAGCGTGGGGTTTTTTTGGATTTCTTAATGAGTCCTGCACGTTTTACCATGTGATTATCTCCATTAATTGATTATGTATATTTATAACACATTGAATTGTATATGTAAACTAGTTTTTTAAATTAATTAATAAAGAAGGTAGACCCTTCGAACGTATTCCTATAATATATTTACCTTTTTGGATATCACCTGGTTCGTTGAGTTGATCGTCACAAATGATTTCCCAATTCAAATCGTGCTCTTTAATATGATCATAGAATGTAGTTATGACACTCTGTACCATATCTTTGTCGACATTCATACCCTCATATTTCTTTAATATATCGTGTATGTTCTCACGAAATTCAGTTTCTGTCATAGTGTGTCCTTTAATACACGAGTCCATTTCGATATGCCTGCATCTATGCCATAATACAAATTGAAATATCGTTGAAACATTTCAGTTTCATATCCATCAGATAATTTCATGCTTTTAATTGTTGCGTAAAGAGCGTTGGCAAACACATTCACTTCACGCTGGATTTCATTTTGATGTTCATACATGATGGGAAAAGCACCCAGAGTTTCTGGCAGAGCACCCAAATTTGATGCAACAACATAATTCCCCGATGCACCAGCTTCAATTGCTGAGATACAGGATGTCTCAAGCCACTGGCATGGATATGCAAATATGTGAGTTTCCTTCAGTTTCTCTCTCACAACATCATTTGCTTGATAGCCGTGATAATTTATTTTAGGATGAGCCTCCAGGAGCCGGTATAGCTCCTTATACTGTTCATCTCTCTCAGACCAACCATATGCTTCAAACGACGAAAACACATCAAGTTCGATATCAAGTTCAGGTTCGACCTCACATATATGATTATACGCAGCATAAAGAATATCTAATCCTCGATGTGGTGTTGTATGATATATAAGCTTGATGCGACCAGAAAAATCCTTTTTAATAGGATCAAATGGTTCAATAGCATTCCTAACCACTTTACATTTATGCTCAGGAATTAAGGGTAGATGCATTCTGAATTGTGAATATTGCCAATTAGATACGAACACGAAGAGATCAAATCTGGCCACCCCTTCAGATGTATTTAACATATCATACATTGGATCTTGTGGTAAATCGTGGCAAACCAATATCTTTCTCAAAGAGTCATCCAATTCAGCTGGTATACGCGAATGGATGATCTGAAATTTTTTCAACAAATCAGCATCCAAATATTTTACCATTCGGCGAGCCATCATTTCAGTGCCGCCATTGGCATTTTTGGATGTCTCGTTGTATATCAATTCGCCACGAAGTATTTGTGTCATAAATTACTTTCCTTTAAATTTAGTAATCAGATCAACAACCCAAACTGGCTGTTTCAAAAAGTTCCAGCCAACAACTAAGCCAACTAATACTCCTAATGTGAATAAAAACATTTATTTCTCCTTTCTTAAAATGGGATATGAACTTCGTAACTAATTAAATTTGGAAACTTAAACGAGCGCCAGCCTTCTTTGTTCATTTCATATACAGATACTAGATCGGGGTTGTTTTCCTTTTTCTTTTTCGAAGCAGCTGCTTTATTTTCACGCTTTTCATTCCATACCAGAAATTCCTGCTTTACCATTTCAGCCAATTCTTCAACTGGTCCCTCGACACCATTAACAGTTAGAGTAAAGACATTTGGATTTGGGCTATGTGGTAAATTTTTTGCATTTAATGTGCAGCTCATTTCAGCAATGGTACCATCAGTTTTTCGATATTCAATATCAACACCGTGGTGTGATGATTTTAGTAATTTTACAAATTCTTCTTGTGTAATGTCCATTATATTATCCTTCTAATACCTGTTTAACTTCATTACCCTCAACTACGTAGTTTGTATTTACATAGTGCAGGAGTTCATTATAACCACCAATATATTGTCCTTCTACAATTACTACAGGAACTTGTTTGATATTTGGGCTATAGTTTTCATGCAGCATTTGAACTACACTCGGCGCTGAGGCATCAATATAATCATATGCAATACCCTTATTTTCTAATATTTCTTCGGCTAAACTGCAATAGTTGCAGTTTGGTTTTCCATAAATTGTAATCATTCGTCTTCCTTTTCTGCTGTAAAATAATATTCGCTCTTACATAGAACGCATTTTAGATTAATTTTTGTTCTGGTTTTTCTAATTTGTTTTTCACTCATTATAATCAAAGTGTTTTCAGTTTTACAGTTAGGGCATTCACCTTTAATGAGGTTCATCCCATCTGATTTTACTATCTCGAATTGCATCTAATCCTCGCTTTGTTATCTTACACGTAATCCAAGCATTATAATATTCATCCTTCAGGAGCACATCATATAGAAAAAGTAATTTTGTTTCTATATATGACATCTCTGTTTTGTTTTTACAGAGATGTAATATAACTCTTTTATATTTATCCTTGTTCTTGGTTGAATTTACTTCCTCTTTAAGAATTTCATTTGAACCATAATATTTTTCCCAATCAGATTTAACATGATCTATTCTTCTACGCTTTTTACCCTTGAGAGGAGGCCTCTTGCGAACATTGAAAAATATCTTCTTACCAACATATTTCATATTGTTTTCAGTATTCGTAATTTGATATACGAAGCCGATAATATCCTCAGGAATATCCTGTTCTGTAAACTGTTTTTCTTTATAATACCATGTCATGTACTATATTTATATAACAGTTACAATTTTTTCGGTACTTTAGGTCTAACACTCAAGATTTTATATTATGTGATCTATTGTGACTGGGTATAACTATCTTCATACTAAAAATTCCCCAAAGCTTAGATTTGCTTTAAGTTTTTGGTAGATACTAGGCTTCTGAAGATTATAGATTGGTACATTCCAGAGATTAGCGATTCGCATAGCAGTAGCAGTTCCACCCTTTTCTTTACCATTTGATGTGTAGCATATAAGCATATTTGAAGGTGTTTTTAAATCAAGACCCAGAACTTGATACACATTACGAGTGTGAAACATTTTATTAGTTTCATTCAAGCCATCCCACTTTGGGTGAACACTGGCTGCAATATCTCTAGCATTGCGATCTTCGATAGTGTGCCCGTAACAACTTTCTTCAGCAACTGTTCTCCCGCGAAAACCGTTCCAGGGGAGATAAATTTCTTTTGGATTTTTTCCTACACCCTTTTCAAATGCTGAATCACTACCAGCGGCAGCTCCTGATCTTAATGTCCAACCAGCTTCCGCCATTAATCCACCCAGCTCGACCATTTGCAGCAGAATTTCATTTGGTGTAACTCTAGCACCAATCCCTGTAAAATATCTCATTTTAGAAATAATGTGTTAACCTCCCAATTTGTCCATTAACATCATTATGAATAAAACCCTCAATTGCTTGCTTATTTAAATAGCCTTTTTTCGAATGCCAACCATCAGGTGCTGATGGGCTACGCACTGTTTCAATATAAACATTTACATCAGCTACATTTACAAGAGATGGTTTCAACACTGTAACACCAATATAATCCTTTTCTAAAAGGTTATTATTATTTGATTTTCTATTAGCGTGGTGGGTATGATGCTGGTACATATAAGCAAATTTAGTCTTGCCCCATGCTTCGCGAGCTTCATATTGCATCAGATTAGGAATATCCTTCTCCTTTGCACCAT